TGGAAACACAGCAAATATTTCAAGATTCTCATTGACTGAAGAAGATTTAGATAATATTGTTGACGATAAAAACTATTTCATTGGTGATATAATAACTAGAATGACATTTTACTATAAGGAAACTGATGGTACAATTCCAAAAGAAACTATCGTAGATGTGGTTTTAGAAAGTGGCGATACCTATACAATTACTCTTAAAGGCGAATATTTCTCTGCAACTACTACTAGTGGCTATACATCGTTAAGTGCAATATCTGCGTCAAAAAGTGCAAAAGAGAAATTGGAGAGCAGCGAAGAAGTGATGTATAGTTTTTACGATGATATATTCTGTGACATAACATATTATATTGGTGCGACCCTTAGAAGGAGAATAGGTGAAAACTATAACTTATGCTATGAGCATAATAGGGACAATCATGGGGTTGAATATCACGAAACTGTACGCTTTGTAAAGCAAAACATGGAATATTATCTCAAAAAGGCCAAAAACCTTGATTCGGTAGTCCCTTCAAGAATAAATGATATATGCAACCATTCTGTTAGCTATCCGATTTATGCCTATAAGCTAACGCAAAATTTAGCTAGGGTCGAAGAGTCCCAATATGACACTGACTATTCTGTGCCTATGGCAGATTTTAGGCTTAACATAAATATATTCAACAATGGTGCAGATACCTTTAGTGGCCAAACAGACATGGAAGAACACAACGGTATGCAAGTTTTACCAGTATTTAGGGAAGAATATAGGTTTGGCATTTCTTCAATGGAAAGTGTGGACTCTAATATTTATATAGACAGGGGGATAAACGCTGCTTTTGAGAAGCATTTGAAGCTTGGAGAAGTTACTAGCTTAGAATCCCTTATTAATTACGGGAACAATTATTTTAAAATAATGGATTCTTAAAATAAACAAAAAAAAAGGAAAAAAACATATGATAGGTTCTTATGGTACTGTAATCCCAATTAACATAGGCAATAATGACATACCGAATCTAGTTGATATTTCTTATTGCTATAATGAGACAAGAAACTATGATTCTCTTTCTAGCAGTAGATTTATGAATTTAGATTCGAGCATACTGACGCAAGCAAGAAGAGGCTTGGATGGAAACGCTGACGAGTTTGTTGAAGGAATGTACAATCTCCAATTACCACTTAGTGAGTTTAACAAGAAAGGCTTTTACACGGTTTATATAAAGCCTAGAGAAATAGAAGCAACCATAACAGATGTTGGAAATTTGACAGCATTCCCTAATGTCAGGGGTCTAGTGTTAGATACTATGCAAATACAAAACCCAAGTATCAGCACAAGGGCAAGGAAAAACAATGAACTAGTAGGATATAGAATCATTTATTTAGACGAAAACGGTAGAAGACAAGACTATTATAGGATTATCACATCTAATAATAAATGTGAGCCAGTAGTTAGTGCCCCAAATTCATCTAGCGACAAATCCTATACATATCGTTATGAGGATAGTTCTAGTTTGATATTCGTGACTGTATCCCCTTCATCTGCCCCTACATTTAAGAACAATGCACTTCCTTACATAGGGAAACCAACTCAAAGGATACTATTGGTCAATACATTTTTTGAACCAATACAATTAGATATTGAAATGACAACCCACGATGTTGATACAATCAGTTATATGTTGGAAAACAGCCAACTTAGAGACTTAGATAATGGCCTTGTTACAACATTTAACAACGAGAACGAGATATATCATCAAGCAGAGCATTTTACACTTAAAGACCAGTATACTGGCAATCCAGTTTATGAGGTTAAACAAAACAAAAAAGGAAGCATAGATTTCAGTCAAACAATTAATGACAAAATAGAGTGAAAAAACATTATGGCTTTTATAAAATCGCATTCAAACTATACTCTGAAAAAGAAACATCAAAATATTTCGGATGGCACTATATGGGAGCGTGACATCACTACAATTGGTGGTGTCAACCAATTTGCTCCTGGGCAAACGCCAATCTATAAAAGCAGCAATTTCATCATAACAGTTAGAAATGATGACAAGATAGCCAACCAGTATAACCAAACAAAATGGAAAGAAAACGAAAGTGGTAATACTTGGACTCTTGAGAACATTAGTGGAATGACTAGTGAGTTTGAGGACCAGAATGATGTAAAGATTGTCCTCAAACAAGATTATTATGATTTTTGTGATTTTGCATATTATGGGTCTTTAAGCGAAATGTTTAGGGCATCAATTAATGATGTTTTGCAAAGATTTCCAGGAGAACTTTATATAACGGATATTAGCGGCAATACTTATACATCTGGAATAACTGAAGATTTTGAGGAAGTTAAATGGTCTGAAATCTTAGGGGACAGTAATTATACGCTTGTGTCGAATCCATTTGGCATTGATATTCATAGTAAAAGATGCCCTATAGATGGAAATGCATTGAAGTATTTCGCAGACGATGGGTATAAAAATTATCAAATTGTCAGTGGCGATTCAGTTAAGGACATTTCAACTTGGAACTCAGAAATTATTAATAGTGGGTGTACAAGAATTGGTGAAGAGTTTGCTATAGTAACAATAAATGGGAACATTATTATACACTCTTATGTTGGCGATAATAGGGAAATCGTTTATTTAGCTGAAAGAGGAAACGCTGGTATCCATATAAGGCCAAAAGAAGAATTCATAGTTAAATTCTATAATGAATGTGATAACTTTGAAAAGTTAATATTAGACAGGAAAACAACACCAAGATATAAGGCTGTTTTCTCTGTAATCAAAGAAAACGAAAGAGGCTATTATAGGGAAACAGAAGATTTTATATTCCCTACAACGTATGGGGATTATAATATTGACGCTTCTTCTTACGGTTTCAATGATTATACCCAAAGACTGTCAGAAATTGGAGAGTTTTATGATGCATTGTTTACTGATAACCTTTATAGGTCGATGACGCATGAGGCTATTAAAAATTTTGACTGGACATACACTCGTGAGTTTACCGTTGGTGATGAAGAAGAATACGTTCACGGTGGCGAAAAAATGCAGAAAGCGTTAAGGATTTTTGCTAGAGAGTTTGATGAAATTCTTACTTACATTAACAATATCAAAAATATCAATAGGGTAACTTACGATGAAAGAAATAATATTCCAGATTATTTTTTGATTGATGAGGTTGAAAACAAAGGATGGGATGTATGTCTTGTATATCCTTATGACCTTGAGGAATACATCAAAAATGATGACGGTACAAAAGATTATGTGTCAGCATCAACATATGATAAACAGCAACAATTAGATAACACGTATAAAGAAAAGCATTTATTTAGACAATTCACTCAAAATACAAAAAAAGAGGTGCATCCTTACAGTAGAGAACGGGTAGATGAGTATCCAGAAGGATATTTTATAGCATGCGAAAACGGCATTGTTCCTTGTTGGTATGAAAGTAACAAGGATTCAGCAGTTAGATACAACTATATAGACGCTGAAAATAGCGGAACTACATATTATGACAGAAGTCATGATAGGGTGGCTAATAGAGTTAAAGTATATACTGATGAAAAATCTTATACATATATGGACGCAAATAATGCATTCATGAGAAGGATGGCAATAAATTCTCCGTATATCTGGCGTCATAAAGGCACTATTGAGGGCATCGAAATGCTATTGGGAATGTTTGGACTCAAAAGTCAAAGATGGGTTGACAGAATGACTCCTAACTGCGTCAACAGCGCAATCACTGCTGATTATGAAATAACTGAATACTCATCATTTACCAACAGAATTGAAGAGGAGTGGGATGCAGTACATCAAATGTATCGTATTGACTGGATTAACTCCACTAAGGCAATCGTATATGATTATAGGTCAACATCCAACTATACAAATTATGGAGCACCATCTAGTTATGTATCATATCAAGGTTTACCAGTATCATATAGATATGAATATCTATCGGCAGATAAACCTTACATAGAAGTAAGTCCATTAAGTGCCCAAAGTGCAACTTCTAGTGTGACAGAGGCATTTAAAGACATAAAAAATAACAATGAGCCTGTAAGAAGGAGATATTTATATCCAAACTTCAATAAAGATGAACAATTGGATGGAAACCCATATTTCCAAATGAATGGAGGATGGTTAGCAAAAACTGTCCAGAATGATGGTGATACAAGGTATAATTTCCAATTTGATGTGGATGATAATATTGCATATACTTGCTATGTTAAATCTGGAGAGACAACTGAATCTGGAGATATTATAGACAACAAGCCAATATATAAAGA